TGATGTAGAGCATAGGAGACATCACGTAACACAACAACCTACTGACTGGAAATCGTTTAAAGAACAAACTGTTTTTGATACTCCTGTACAATGGGTGTGTGATATTGCAAAGAGACACATTGAAGAGGGACACGATGTTGTATTCTTCAGTGCAAGAAACGAATCACAAAGAAGTCTTACTGAAGCTCAGATTGATGAGTGGATTGGTAAGGGTCATCAAGGATTGTTCCTTAGACCCGAAGGTGACTTCAGACCCGACGAGATATTCAAATCAGAACTTGCAGATAAGTTCGAAGAGTTTGGTGGTAAGATTGACCTTGTATACGATGACAGGAATAAAGTTGTTGCAATGTGGAAGGCAAGAGGTATCACTACTGTTCAAGTTGCCGAGGGTGATTTCTGATACTGCAACGTGTTTCTGCAAGACCAAAAAAAAACCCCTCGAAAGAGGGGTTTTTAGTATCACCGAAGTGATTAGAACCGAAGTCCTTACAGAATGTTTGACACTGCAAATTTTCTGTAGTACTGGTTAGTTCCCGCAGTTGCAAGTCCGTCTGCTGGTGTAGCACCAACGAAAGGATTTGAAACCATACCATATCTAGTTTTGAAACCGATTTTTGGTTGGAAAGTATTCTCACCGACAGCACGAACCATTTGTAATGGTACGTAAGGACAGTAGAAAAGACCAGCATCATAAGGGTTAGTTCCTCTATAACCTACAGTCAAGTAATCAACACCAGCATATGGGTCGACGTATACTTTAACTCTTCCGTTTAGGATACCAGCAAATGTATTGCCAGTGTCGTCAACGTTTAAGTTTGTAGATAAAGCAGGTGCGTAATCTAATACTCCTGCCATTGAAAGAGCAGATGCTACGTCTGAAGAACATAGGATAAAGTTACCTTTTCCTCTTCTTGTTTCTTTAGCTATCTTGTTTGACTCTCTTTCGATTTGGAACAATAATCCTTTAAATTTCTCAACAGACCATCTTCCGTTTGCGTCAACGTCTAAGTTGAACGTTCCAGCAGTAGCAGTTGCAGCTGCACCTACTTTAGCTTGAACGTTAACATTTCTGATAACTTCACGGTTGATTTCTGCAAGAATTTCTGATGAAAGAATATTTGCAAGTTCTGATTCTGCATCAAGACCGTGGATTGCTTTGAGGTCTTGTGCTAATTCGAGTGTGTACTCTGCTTTTAATGCTCTGGATTTTGCAGTTACGGTTGCTTTCTCAATGCTGAATGCCATTTGAGCGAAACCGTTTGATGCTTCAACGTCTCCAAGTGCTTCTGCACTTGCTGTTGACATACCCGCACCTGTATCAGTCGCATATGAACCATTGAATGGGTCATTATTACGTGCTGCTAAAGGGCCGTCAGCGACAACTTGGTTGTCATTGGAATACTTAGTATCTGCTTCGTTAAATAACGCTTCAGTTTTACCTTCTCTTCCTGCTGATGGATAGTCATTGTATCTTGCTTTCATAGCAAAGATAAGCCCTGTTGGGCCAGTCATTGGTTGAACACCACAAATGTCGTATGCAACGAGATTTGGCATGGCTCTACGTACTAATGAAATCAAGATTGGATTCCAGTTAGATACTGCAGAACTTCCAGTAGCATTTAAAGGTGCTGCTTCGTCAAGAGTTTGACCTTCTTCGAAAAGGGCCTTCTCTTGGTTTTCAAGAATAACAGCAGTAACGGCACGCTTGTAGTTGTCTTCGATTTTTGGTAAATCGGAGTGTTCTAGAATCGGCTGCCACTTCTCTTGTAAGTTTTCTGATAAAAACATAATTTTTCCTTTAAATTAACCTAATGGTTTTAGTTTTGTTATTGCTTGAGTGTACTGTTGCATATCGGGTGCAAGTGTTGGTGCAGATTGCTCTGAGATAACACCTGTTCCTTCTTCTACAATAGTATCCTCAACTAGTTTGTCAATGTCATTTGGGAAGTAAGCTTCTGCAATTTCAGCAATCTTCTCAGCGAAGTCTGCCTCATCTTTAAAGTCTACACCATTTGACAATGATTCTAGCTTCTCTTTTTGTGATTCGGACAAACTGTCACCAGCTGCCGTTACCACGTTACTTCTCTTGAGGGCATCTAACTCTTCTGTGATGTCAATATTTCTACTAACTTCACCATCAAGTTTCTGTTCCATCTCGTCGAGACGATTTGCGAGTTCATCGATAACGTTGTACTTATCTTCTGGCACGTCAACATAATGTTCTGTGAACAATGTTTTCAAACCATCGATGAAGTTTTCTGTCATCTCTGCTCTCAATCCTCTTTCTATTGCAAGTTCGTTTTCTTTCGTCCACTCTTCTGCAACATATGAAAGATATTTATCAACACCTTCCGCTAGGTCGGTTTTGATTTTTTCCACTGAGGATTTTAATTCTTCTGTGTACTGAGTCTCTAGGGACTCTTTAATTTCTGCAACTTTTGAAGTCACTGCAGCTTTGAAGATAGTTCTAGCTTTGTCAGAATTCTCGTCTGATAAATCTAATGCTTCTGAGATTTTAGATAGGTCGTCTTCTACTTCAATCTCGATTAGATTTGCTTCGAGCTCTGCAGAAGTTTCTTCGTCAACTTCCTTCTCTTTCTTTTTATCTTCGTCTTCGTCATCACCCTTTTCGAAATTGAACTTTTCAGCGAAGTCTGCGACTGCATCTTCGTCCATTCCTTTTAGTGATTCTACTATTTTTCTAGCTACTTCTGCTTTAGTAAGGGTCTCGTCAACTTCTTCTTCTGATATAGAACTAAATCTACTTTGAAGTTCTTCCTTAGTCATTTCCTTCATATTGTTGACGATAGCTTTGATAGATTCCATTTTAGTAGATTTAACTACGTCTTTAGATTCTTCTTCTTCTTCTGAAACTTTTGCAAGTTTAGGTTGCTTGTCTGCCTTACCAGCATTCTTTTGTTGGGCATCACCACTTACTGGTTTCTGTCCTTCTGCTTTCTTGATAGATGCAACTGCTTTGTCAACAGGATTTTCTTCGGGTTTAACGACTTCTGCTTTACCTTGACCTACGGTCTCGGCGTCAGATGAACCTTGCTTTACAGGTTTCGCGTCACCTTTTTGAGCACCGTCTGTAGGTTGTTTCACTTCAGAAACTTCTACTTCTGTACTTTCTAGGTTATTTTCTAACTCTGCCATGTTTTTCTCCTGTTTGAGTTTACTTTTTTATTTATATGTTAAAGGCTTTCAACAAACCTTTTCCATAGATTTAACTTAGTTTCTTCTAATTTATTCAGCTTAGCACCCCTTAATTGAGTCCTCATGCTGTCTGCGTCAACTGCTTTTAATATACCGTTAGACATAATCCACTCTACACCCTCGTAAATACCTTCAACGAAGGCCTCGGGAGCAGATGGGTCTGCCACTATATCGGCTGCTGTTGCCAATTGGAAGTCACCTTTTACGTATTGAGCACCACCTTTTTCTTCCAAAGAACCTAATCCTCTAGATGAAACTCCTAATTTGGCACCATCGTCGATAAGATTTCTTACAATCTGACCGTTTGGTGTGCTCAAAATCTTTGCACGTCCTATATAATTGTTACCATCTTCTTCTAAAGATGTAATCATATGTGACACTTTATCAAGATTGATAGTCGGGCCCTCGGGATGACCGAGTTCTCCGAATGCTCTATCCTTCTCAATGAATTCTTTTCTATAACGGTTAACTTCTTTTTCCATAATTGCTTTAGGATAGACTCTACCGTTTCTATTTTTTATTTCTGACTGCATGAAGACACCTTCTATGAAGTATTCCTTCTTGCCTTCACTGTTTGCTTCAACAATGACTGGTGACATTTGATAGTCGTTATATTCAGATATTAATTTCATTTATAATTTCCTCTACTGTTATTCCTTCTTCAGACATGGTAGACATTATCTTTTTAATGTCTTTCATCTCTTTCTCTGCAGCTTTCAAATCCTTATAAGAATTATCACCACTGAATAAATTACCATCCATATACACATCAACTCTATTCTTTCTGTTCTGTGCATACGACACCATCACTTTTTTCGAACCAATCCTTACCGAATCACTTTTGAGTTCTTTTGAACCTGTTGGCAACTTTAATTTTGCCTCGTTCAACTCATTAGATAATACGTTAAAGGATTTCACTAACTACTCTCCAGTAGGTTCTTTAGTGGGATTATCCATCCAGTCGACTTGAGCATTAACTCGTTTCATGTCGACAGCATCCGCTGCACTCTGTTTAAGTCCATCACCGATAGACCCTCTTGCAGCTTCGAATTGACCTTGTTCTATTTGGTCAACTATACTTTTTGCTATTTCACTACTCATATTTTAAAAACTCCCGAAGTCATCTTCGTCTTCTTCATCGCCCTTAGCACTATTTCCTTCTTTAGCGATTTGAGCATCAATTATTTTTATGTCTTCTTCTGATTGTCTTAGTATATACTTTCTAATGTACTCATCTGAATAGTACTTACCAACATACTCTGAAGCCTGACCGAGAGTATCTAATCTCTCTCTTAAAATCTCTGCATCCTTCAACTCTGTAAAATGGTTGTCGGTTGTAAAATCATACTGTAAGAAGTCTTTGACTTTGTCAAACTCCTCACCACTTACGATTTCCTTAAGTACTAATTGTGTCTTAAGAATATCTGTAAAAACTCTTCCAAACTTCTTCTGAAGTCTGTTTGTGAACTTATTAAATTTAAGTTCGTCTCTAGAAATTTCAGATGAACGACCCATGTTGAATCCGTTATCTGCTTCCATTCTAGATGAAGGTACGTTTAGAGATTGATATAACTTCTTCTTGAAGTATTCTATATCATCTATGTCTGCTAGGTTTTGTCCGCCTGGCAATGTAGTAATCTCTGTTCCTCTACCACCTTCTCTTCTTGGTAACCAAAAATCTTCCAACATACTCATATGTTTTCTATCATCTTTGATTTCACCTGTATCTGCATTGTAAACCAACTTGTTCTTGTATCGGTTCATTACATCAGCAAGATACTGTTCTGCCTTTGCTTTTGGAAGGTTACCTACGTCGATGTAGAATATCCTTCTTTCGGGGGCTCTTGAAATCCTATAGATAACAAGTGCATCTTCCATCATTGATAACTGATTTGCAGTCTTCAATGCCTTGTGCAGATACCCGATAACTACGTTCTTAGTGTAGTCAAGTAATCCCGAAGTTGTATAACATACTGCCTCGGGTGCGATTCGTACAGTGTTTCCTTCCGCTGCACTAGTCTTATCAAAACCTTTATCATTGAATACGAAGAACTCTTCTATCTTAGAAACCCTTTCTATCTTAGTCTTTGGGTCTCTTTCCTTCTCAATGTTTCTAACCTTCTTAATCTTAATAGGGTCAATATTTCTCAAGTCCATGATACCAGCTTTTGGTTTTTTGCCGTCCACGACTTTATGGAAGTATATCCTTCCATCCACGTACCATTTTCTGAATAATTCATGAGAGTTCTGATTGAACTTCATCATTGATAGGATGCTACTGAACTCGTCTTGTACCTTGTTTTTGATACTGTCAGAGAGTTTAACATCTCTGAGGTCGAGTGACACTATCCTATCGGAACTATCCGATGTGATACACTCATTAATAATGTCTTCGATAGCAGAGTCACACTCTGGCACCAAAGATATTTCACGGTATCGTCTAATGAGTTCTGCCTCATTTTTGATACCACCTTCCATATCGATGTAAGCACCGTATGCTCCACCCGATATAAAACCGCTCTGTTGTTGTATGACTGGCGTACCGTCATCATCAACTGGGGGTACAAATGATGGAGATGAGGGCATCTCCTTCGTTCGTAATTCATCCTTTTTACGGGATATTTCAAATCCTAATATTTCCATAACTATATTTATACCACTCCAAAAGTGGTTTTTTTCACTTTAATTAAAGGACTCTTTCCCAATGAGAGAAAGCTATTTCAACTGTAAATTCTTCTAATGCATCGACTGTTTCATAACTTAATGCTATTTCACCGATGTTTTTAGGGAACATGTTGAAGAACTCGTATCTCGCTAGAACTGAGTCATCTTTGTTTAACTGTTCTACAAATCCTCTAGATAATAAGTAATCTAAAGTTGTAGAGCCTTCACCACTATCCATTGCTTGGATTTCCATCTGCCATGCTTCAAGAGCAGTTCTTGCAGAGAATTCCATATCATTGATGATAGTAACTGACCAGTCTGCGAAACTTCTTTCACCTGCCAGTTTTAGAACCATTCCTCTAAAAGGAACTGGTGTTTCACTCAAGGTTGCAGCTGGAATGTTTGCACCCTTACACATGAACTCGATATTGTTTCCAGCTCTTGGTAAGAATACTCTAAAACGGTTTGCTCTTGGGCCACCACCGATTAGTTGTGCTTTAAATTGGTCTATTGTTGCCATGTTTTATACTCCTTAAACTGCGCCATAGATTTCACTAAACTCAACACCCGACCTTGCAGCCACGAAGTTAAGAGTGATAAAGTTAATACTTCTAGCAGGTTTAACAAAGATAGAACAAACGAATTCGTTTCTATCAATGACACTATCAGTGTTGTTTGTTTCGTCACAAACTACTGAAAAGTCTACTAGTCCTCTTCTGTTTTTTACATCTCTTAGGAAAGGTTCTACTGCAGCTCTAAATTGTGCTCTTGTGAATGCATCGTTGAATTCAAAGAGTTGTGCTTTCGCAGCTGTTGATATTGCCTTCTCTAATACTATGAATAATCTTCTGACATTAATTCTATCAAATGCTGATGGAGAACTTAATGCTGTCTTATCACCGTAAAGAATTGTTCCTTGGCCTGGGAATGTTACTACTGGATTAACTCTTGCTCTGTACAAGTCATCTCTAGATGCTTGTGAAGGGTTAAACGCAAGTTTAGTAATTCCTAGGTACTGTCCTCTTGAGAATCCTGCTGGTGAGAACCATGCATCTCTAAGTAGGTCAGACCTTGCCATTATGCCTGCTGTATGTCCGTTAGCAGGTACGTAACAGTACTTATCGTTGTATCTGTCGTACTGATATGTCCAACCGCTGTCGATTACGGCATATGAACTTGAAGACATAGTGTTAGCAGTGGTTATAACGTTACTTGATTGTGTTGACTCTGAAGTAACACCAACAACGTCTGCACGTCTTGGTGACATAACTGCGACACAATCTTTTCTTGATTCTGCAATCATTACCGCTTGATTAGAAAGTGTAGTCCAGTCTGCAAGAATGTCTTGGTCTGTTCCACTTCCATTATCAGTTCTTGAAGAACCTACGATTAGGAAAGATATATCTGTTGTTTCACCATCTTTGAAATGAGTTTCCCATGCACCGTACTTCTGAGCTGCTGTTGCAGTTCTTCCGTTGGCACCATTTGCTAGGGATGTAGTCTCTGGCAATGTAGGTCTTCCGAATGCTTTGCCTGAAGTAGCAGATATTGCATGAGTTCTGTTTTCATTTGCAGTGTTTACCATTGCAGTTGAATGGAATGTCCAATATATGTACTCTGATTTATTTGCTATTACTTTTTTGTAATAGTTAGTCTCACCACTTGCATCTTTTGCGTCTGACGCAAGAGAAACAAATCCGTAAGTTTCTAAAATTGAATGTCTAACACCACTGATTGCACCGTCTTCGTCGGATACAACAACGTGAATCTCGTCAGCAACTCCACCCGCTGCAGTTGCAGAAGTAGATGTGCCAGGAGCTTTATCGAATGATGCAAAGAATTCCCAGTATCTATTTACTGCAGAACCATTAGCAACTGTTGCAATTAGACCTGTCCCTGTAGGTTGACCTAATGCTTCGATTGTTATAATGTCTGTGTTGATTGCAGTAACACGATATTGTTGTGTTACAGCAGCGAATGTTATGATGTCTCTGACTTTTAATAATGCTCCACCACCACTCGCAAGAGTGATTAGTGTTTGACCAGCTGCTTCTTCAGCACCTGTTGTCGTTGCAGCGTCATTGTAATATGCATCGGGTGATGTACATACAGAAACTTTTAATGAATTACCTAAGACGCCAGGGCATCGTGCAATCCATTTTCCTACTGTTGAACCTAGAGCGCCTGTTTCATAAGATGCGACGTAAGTGTCGTTGTTCTTAAGAAGTGATGTAGTAGAACCACCAGCGTTTGCACTAAACAAACCTGTAGTTCCGACTCTAACGACTCTTAATGATGAACCATATCTTAAAAATGCTTCTGCTGAATAAAAGTCTTCTGCTCCAGCATTGGTATTAGCTGGTTCTGAGAACTCTTCTACTAAAGCCTTTGTGTCTGAAACTGTCTTAACTTCATCAACAGGGCCCCATTGGAATGAACCAGCGAAAGCACCAGTTGTGCTTGATACTGCTGGTACAACATTTGTAAGGTCAACCTCTTTGACCTGTACGCCTGGTGATACTTGAAATGCCATACTTTTTCTCCTGTTAATGTAAAAAGTTGTTTACTGTTTTATTTATAACTTTTAATTTCCTATTAAATGGCACTAAGGCCATCACATGTTTTTGTGATACCATCTATCACCTTCCTTATCCACAAATGAAGATTCTTGAGGACTTCCCTCTCCGAAGACTCCTGCTGGTAGCAAATCGTCTTGGATTATCTTCTGTTGTTCGGCATACAACAAGTCTTTAACTTGTGTATCGGTTAAGTGATAGAAGTATTCTGTAGTGATAAACCAACTAAACAGGACAATATTCATTACCATGTCGTCGTGATAACCTCTATCAGCTTCGAAACTTGTACCTTTATTTATAAAGGTCATGAGCTCGGTTATTGTAGGCCTATCCACTAACTCTAATCTGTGTTCTTCTAACAATTCTTTCATTGTTGAACAACCGATTCGTTTAATCTTTCTTGACATCGTAACTCCGATGTCGGCTGCACTTGCAAAACCTTGGGTAAAAACGTTCTCATACTCAATGTCATAGTGCAATTGATTAGCAACCATAGCACCTTCATTATTATTTTCAATTATTACAATTGGTTTATTATAAGGTGTTACAAACTTATTTATAATATCGGGGAAGAGAAGGGGACTTATCATGTTATCTCTGTACACAGCCACCTGTTTAAAGGGTTGTATGGAGACATCAAAGATTGTGAACGTACTCCAATCCATCCCCCTACCCTTTGCAACATCGACTGTTACTATGTATTCATGACCCTCTACTGGTTTATCATACATCGTAAACCCATCTCTCACCCATTCACCGTCTATTGCTTTCATTTCCAATAGGGTGTTACTATTAATAAGAGTATTACCAGTTCCTAAGAACGAGTTACCATACTCTTGTTCAAACTGTGCTTCGGATGTGTTGCCGATTGTTTGTTGTTTCCATGCTTCATCTCTGCCTGGCACATCAAACCAGTTAATAAGGAAGTCTTTATAGTCCGACTGGCCATGTACTGCACTCTCATATATCTTATGGAACATATTACCTACACCGTTTGCAGTAGAGGTAATGATAACCTTGGAGTTTTTACCCGAGGTAACAACTGGATATGTTGCAGTATAGAAGGTTGCAGCGTCTTCTACGAATGCAAACTCATCTAGATATAGTAAGTTAATTGACATACCACGAATAGATGATGAGGATGTTGCAGCTGCAACTACCTTTGAATCGTTTGCAAATTCTATTGAACCTTTGTTAAGAATCTTAACGCCGGGCTGTAGAAAGAACGGAACTGATTCTAACATAGTAACAATACGTGCAATCATCTCCCTTGCAATTGCACCTTTGTTTGCAAGAACCGCTACGGTAACTTCGGGATGAAATACTAGGAACCATAGTAAGTAAGCACATGACGTAATGGATTTACCACTCTGTCTAGATGCAAGTACTACGTTAAACCTATTGTCGTTATAATGATTTATTAGTTTGTCTTGATACCCACGAAGTTTAAAGGGAACCATACCCTCGTCTAGTGAGATAATCTGTGTGTAATTCTCAATGAAATGACAAGGGTCTTCAGAACATTTGATGTATTCTGCAAGCTCATCCTTGGTGTATTGTATATCAATACCACCTCTTTTGATGAGGTTGTTACCTAGATAACCTTCATTGGTTGGTGCAACCATTACTCTTTAGTCTTCTTCAAAAATTTCTGTAATTCTGAAGTTGAACCTACGTATAGATGATTGTGTTGTGTACCAACCTTTGGTTTATCATCGTCTTTCTCTAGGTCTTTAATCTTCTTTTGTAGGTCTAATAATTTCTCTGCAGTCTCACCGACTGTCTTAAGTAACTGACCAGCAACCTCGTATGCACGTGGGTGTTCAGTTTCTTTTGCAACCTCTAAGATACCATCGATAGCATCTTGTCCACGCTCTACAAGACCATAGAGATTCTCTCTTGCGTATTTGTAGTCGTTTATTATGGATTCACCTCGGTCATTTAGTGACGGAAGCTTGTTCGGTATTACTTGAACTTCTTGTTTGATTTCTTTTTCGATACCAAGGATGTCATCCAGTTGGTTATCTATTGTATCTTTCGCCATAATTAACTCGCATCTGTAGTCCTATCGTCTGCAAAACTTCGGGTAGAACCGTCATCATAAAATGTTACTGTCTCTGCGACAACAAAGGTATCGGTTGGGTCAACTGAACCTACAAACTTCAAGTTTGTTTTTGCATCTATTGTGACTGCAGCGGAAACTACCATTGATAGTTTATTTGCATTAATAGAAACAATGGTTGGATTGGTTCCCAAATTCGTTCCGAACACTTCATCGTTCACACTTACCTTTGTATTTATAGCTACTGGAAAAGTGATTGTAGTCGATGCTGATACGGCATTACTTCTGGCTGCAAATGCTGGTTCGTAATGTTTGACTTCTTTAACTAGACCACTACTATCTATTTCACTAGTAGTGAACAGACCACTTGCAGTCTTAACTTGTCCTTGGACTCCGTCTGATATATAAATTCTTTCGATAACGTTCTTAATAACCTCTCCAGTATATACTGGGCCGAAGAAGTATAGTTTCATAGAGAACTCTAAAGTGTATTCTATAACACGTCTTTCTTCGAATGTACCTTCATATGAGTCTTCCATTGTCACTGAGTTAAGGATGATTGGTACATCTCTGTAATCAGTCATCGAATCAATCATCTTCATGGTAACTGTGTATTCGGGTTGGAAGTATGGTAGTATTTGTTCTACTATTTGTAGTGCATCATTCATGTTCTTTGCAAGAATTGATAAACTAAATGTTAAATTGTATGGTGCTGGTTGGTATTGAAACCCTCTTTTTCCAGTATCGCTTCCTTCTAAAGATGATTTACTATTTCTAATTAATTTGTTTTGTTGTCTAGTTGCATCATACTCAAATCCAGTAAGTTCAAATGCAAGTCTAGGCATACTGATTGCAGTTCTCATACCATCATTAAGATTAGCATCTTCTGCTAGTCGTTGTAAGAACTTCTGTTTAGGCCCATAACTTATGGGTACTTTTGATTCTGTGAGTACAGTTCCGTCTGCCTTGACTTTCTTAACAGTTATGTTATTAAACAGAGTTCCAAATATGGAAACAGCACGTTTAAAAGTTTCATTATAAAAGTATGTCCCAAACATTATGTAACCTCACCAAATGGATTCGTCTCACTGAAGTCTAGGTAACCATCTGCCTTATCTTCAAAGTCTTTATTCTGTGCATTACCATCGTTAGCAAACGTCAGCACGTCTGTAATGGATTCTATGACTACTGTCTTACCACTTGTTGCACCGACTAGGGTGTCACCAACAGCAAGGGTTCTAGTAACATCCTTGATAGTAAGTTTACGAACGTTGTCTGTCACGCCTGGAGTCCAACCAATAACTTCACCAGTTGCAGCCCCACTATAATTGATAACTTCTTGAATAGTAAAGTCTCCACTTGTATTTGAAACAACCATTTCGATTGTGTATGCTTGTTCGTTCTCTACTAAGTCTATAACAGTTCCAGTATCGAAGTCTTCTCCACTGTACTCGAACAGTTCACACTGCATCTTGAATACAAATAGTTTTCCGACTTGATAGAATGGATTCTCATGTTCTACAAATTTGATTTCAAACAAAGAACCACTGAGAGGGAAGTAAATTAAATCTCCCTCGTTAGGTCTTAGTGATGTTGTAAGGTTTGAATCTAGGGAAATGAATCTCTCCCAAGTTCTTAATGATAATACAAAGGTTGCTTGGTCTCTTACTTGTACACCAAACTTGGACATTAAGTCCCCATCACCTTCAAATCCATCTGTATTTTCTAGATACATTTCTACTGCATAGGATTCTCCGAATGCAGATTGTACATCTTCACCGAGGATTGTGTCCTCTTCAACTACTTCTCTTGGTAGATAGTAGACTTCATGTCCATACATTCGTAATGATTCAACTACTATATCTTCGTACAGGTGTTGTTCAGAATTAACTGCATGGTTAAAAAATACATTTGTTGGCATATTGTTATCCCATTAAATCCATGACTGGCATTTCGAAATTCAGTCTTGACTCTTCTTCTAATCTTAATATCTCTTCTTGAGCTTCTGTTTTCATTTGAGCAGCGTCTAGTGTGACTCCGCCCGGCAATGCAATACCACTAAATTTGGATAGGTTTTCTCCCCATTGATACTTAACTAATGCAGTACAATACTTCTTCAACCACATGTCATTGAATACGTCTGTCATATCTGTAGGGTCGATTTTTCTGTAACACTCAATGATTAAGTATTCTCCAGTAACCAATCTAGATGCATCTAAGTTCATGTACAATCTGTTGCTGTGCATGTTGTAACTTATTGGTGTTCTTCCAACTAAAATATTGTTCATCAATGAAAGGTTCTGTTGAACCATGGAGTAATGTAATACATTTGTAGATGATAAGTCATGCATATCATTCAGTCTTAACTGATATCTTAAGTCAAACATATTGAGGTTTGATTTATCATTGAATGGTAGAATGTTTAGAACTGACAATACATGCTCTGGAAGAGTCAAGTAATTTTGTTGTTCTAGATATGTTTGACCGTCAACAGCTTGACCGCCACTTGTCGCTGCAGTATGAGACTCGTTAGTTTTGAACGAAGCAATTTGAGCTGCAGTAAGTTGGTGTTTTAGATAACACTTAATTGAACCGTCATAACAGAATTCTCTGAAGTATTGTAATGCTTCGTCGAGTCTATCGTCGAACTGGTCGTCATCTACGTTGATTTCCAACACAGGTGCGCCTAGTTTTCTCTTGACGTATTCCTTAAGAGTAGCTTTTGAATTTGGTGAGGCCATAGTATTAATCCTAGTTTAATACTATTTAGGTGTTTTTATTCTTGGAAATAAGTTTTGGTAGCGAGTTTATCTATTTTATCTGAGATACGGTTCATTTGGTCAAGAAGCTTCGTCATATCCCTCTCAATCTCTTCACGTGTGACATAGTCTTTTGCTATCTCTTCACGTGTTTTATTTAGTAGAATACCTTGTCGTGATACTTCTTGAAGTGTGTTCCTAAGAAGGAAACCAATAGGTACGATAACGAATACCGTAACGATATTCCATAGTATGTAAGGTGTGACTGTAAGTTCCATACCTTTATTTATGAAACCTATTTCACCAAGGGGTTGCCTAGGGCATCTAAATTGAAAATAAATTCATCTATTGATGGTGGAGTATCTTGGGCGTCTCTTCTATCCGAACCTGCGTTCCCAATATGATGTACTCTTGAATTGAATGATATACTGTATCTTTCTTTGTCGGTAGGATTAGGTTCTACCATATGCATTGCACCACTAGGAAACAATACAAGTCTTCCTCTAACTGGCATGTATCCGATACTCTCTTGATTTCTAGCAACGGATGGATGGTCTGCAACAACTTTAGGGTCACAGTTGATTAACTGAAGGTCTCCCTCGTCACCGTCTCCGTGTATGTAAAAGACTCCACTGTACCAACAACCATTATGTAAATGTGGTGTATTCCATGCACCCTTGTCATTGATGTTTGCCCATGTGTTATCTATTTTGACTTGTGCATCGTCGGGATGAACTCTAAAGAATTGTTGTACTTCATCTCTCAACGTAGCTTCAATACATCTAATAATCTTTGCAAAGGCTGGATGTTTTTCAACACCATCTTGTGATTGCCAACCAGTATATCTATTTGATATCTGTCTACCCTTCGGGTCTCTTCTTCTCCACTCATCCATTTCTTTCTTAAGAGATATTAAGTATTCTTCTGATACTGAATCTTTACCATACCTTTCTTGGTCTAGTAAGTCTCTCTCAAATATGAATGTGGGGAATGCTAATCTAACTGACATCTTGGTCTCCAAATAATTCCAATTGTACTTCTTCTTTCTGTTCTAAGTCGGGGTTATGCATAGGACATTCGGGTGGTGGATTGTCTTCTTTAAACATCTTACCCTTCTCATTCCAATACTTAATCCTTCTGTATGCACCTGCCATACCTTCGATATGTCTCTTCTCTTCTCTGAGTTCGGGTGACCTATTCCACTCATCCATGGTCTTAAGTTTACTACCGTCTTCACCTTCTCTATGAGTGGTTCGAACGGAACGATTCTCTTGCCATGATTTATTGTCGTATGTTATGTATGATGCTGTCCAATCTTCTCTTCTGTAAGGTATTATTTGAACTAAGGGTGTACCTGCTTTGATTGTGAAATCTTTGTCTGTTCTAGGATAGAAAATAATCTGAGAGTTATCCATGTTAACATTGAATGCATCTGTATCAATCATACCTTGCCATGTTGCAAAATACTTATTCTGAAATAGGAATGGGTCTAGATATAGACAAGAATAGCCAGGCGGTGTGATAATGTTCCAAGGTGCTTTCATCTTGAATGCATCCCTTGTTGGTGCATCATCCTCGTGTAAGTATGTAAAGTGATGACCTGCTTGAGCAGCTGGATGTGTTGGGGATGATAATGAATCTCCCTTATCGGTATTTGCAGCTGAGGAGTTTGGACTTACTTTAACTTCCATATCTCTCTTTGCACATATTAACCAACCAGTTTTTAACCAGTCATCCATAGCAGGACATGACCTTAGAGTCTGTGCCTTTTGTCCACGAATATTCTGTTGCACCTTCATGGTCTTCCACCAATCGGGTTGAATGGATTTTGCAAGAACTGGTCTCCAGTTCTCTACCGTTTCCTTATCGTATGTGGTGAATTCTATCGTAGGCATCTTCCCCCCAGTTTACTTTGAGACTAATTTCGTCTCCTCTTATTACTAAAGAACGTCTATCCATGTATCGTGCTTTAGGTGAAGGTGCATCAGCACCATGTGGTATTCTTCCATCAAATATTAACAGTCTATTTGGTTTAAAATAAACCTCTTGTGTTTGATGATTCTTAATGTGGTCTGCTCTTCCATGTATTCCTTGTTGCATTTCATCATACAATCTTAAAGAACCACCCCATGAGTCATTCCAAAATCTATTAGGATAGTATAGGAATGAAAGATTCCAATCATCTTGCATATCACAATCTGCATGTGTAGTTCCTTCAAGTCCTTGAGTCTGAGAATTCAAACCAAAGTATTGAAACCTCTCCCACATAAATCCAAAGTCTGTTTGGAGTTTTCTATTTAACCAAGCCATTAGATATGTGTCTCTAGGTTCCATACCATCTTCTATTTTTTGGTCATGACCTCTGAAGAAACCTGCTCCCCAAAAACTATGATGAGGTAATCCTGTAGGACTATCTCCTCTAACTTGATTAGTTTTTGCCCAGTAACTTTTCTGTGTGATGGATTCGTCAATTCTATGATGCATAGTTTGACCTAGATAATCATCTAGGACATATACCTTTTGTAAAGGCATATCTTTAATATGAAAGGGTTCGTTGATGAACTCTAACTCAACATCATCATACATTGACTAAACTCTTCTAGTATCTTCGGGTGCGTAAGGTGAAGGTATTTCACTCACATAAGAATCAAAGTCTTTCAAGAAATCTTCTCTTGTAGATTGTATCTCATTTGCAAGTTGGTCTAGAACACAATTGGCTGCATCTGCATATTCCATTACTCTTCTAGCGTTGTTTCTATGAGGATGGTTAGACCCTTCTCTTCCAGCATACATTGTTTCTGCAAGAGTATCAAAGTTATACTGTAAACATTCCTGTTCAACGTATTGTTTAGTTTGTCTGAAAAGAGATTCAACATATTGTTGATTGAGACTATGACCCATAGGTGGTTCACTGTTCTCAATATACTGTTCAATCATTTCACACTCTTCTTTCGAAAGTGCTACTTTTGTTTGTTGGTCAAATGATAGACCGTCTTCGTAATTGACTATCTTAACTTCGATATCGTCATAGACGATAACATCGAAATCAAAGTCAAAGGCTGGTTTGTCGACATTCTGATAGTCGTATTCTAGTCCGTTTGGTTTACGGATGAATAACGTTCCGTCACTGTCGTATATAAATGCATTCATAATTTAGTTCCTCTCAATATTATTGTATCACATTAGTCGCCAATTGGCAACTTTCTTTTCCATTTTAAAAAGTCTTCAAGATTATTTATGGTGCTATAATCCATCCCTTTTACCCAAGGGCCACCACGTGTGTAGTGAATCCCGCTGTAGTTATATTTCTCTTCGTGATTATCGTATCCTTCTACGAAGATATAGTGTTCGGGTATCTTGGATATCTTCTCCGTCCACTCAAATTGGTGTAACTGTTTTCCTGTCCATGTATTAACTACTTCGGGTGTTAACTTCTTACAGTCTTCATGACCATTGTTGAACACCATCATACTAGACCAAAGTTTCCTAGGGTAATCTATGTTAACCTCACCATCAAACTTTGTCTCATCATGTTTGTATTGTGGATACTGAATACATGCAACAGCATCATTAGGGTTTAAGTAGTAGAACATTGGTAGTATACTCTTCTTAAAGATGAAATCATCATCAATAAAGATACTAAATCCTTCATAGTTCTCTAAGTAAGGTATTAAGAATCTACTGTATGTAAACTCAGTACTTTGATTTGCATACTCTCTAGTATACTCTTCAATCTCTGCAATGTCAAGTATTTTAACTTCGGGTGCCCAATGACATTGGTCATGCATCCATCCTTTACCAAAGCCTTGTTGAATACTTTCTAAGATTGCATACTTAGATACTTTTGATAAGTCTCCATGTCTACTGTCATGACCGATATAGATTGTAAGTGGTTTACCTTTTGCAAGGTCAAACATCTGTTTGTTGAATTCATGTACTTCATCTCTGAAATCTAAATCCATCAATGCAGTATTGTATTCGATACACCCATCCACGTATGTACATGAGATATGATATGGTTTATTTAATCTTTCACACTTATTATACCACATCTGTAATACGCTGTCAAGGCTTGATGGTTCTACTTTGACCACATCATAACTATCTAAGACCATGATTTCCATATCATTATCTTGCAACTCTTCAAAGACACCCGAACGAATAGAGCCTGGATGTATTCTAAAGGTATAAGTAGGTTCAGTATTCAAACCAGTAATACCATTCTCAATTACGTAACCTTGAATAGGAGCTCTAAGACCTTCTTCTTGAATACTCTGAATTAACCAATGTGCTTTTGCACCATGATAATACATTGATAGTAATGAACCTTCTGACTGTTCATTTCTGTCTACACCTTCCCAATCGATTAATGTGTCTAAATTAACATACCCATCTGCATCTTTCATGTCCATTCCAGCATGGCCTGGAATTGGTGTCCTAGGTTTCTCTGCATATCCTACTGGTAAAAACTTGTTATATATTACGGATTCATTTCTAAGACCATTGAACCCACCAAATCTATTGTCCTTTCTTAGATACTCAAAGTCTTTCCACTTTGCAACTTTTACTGGGGGTAGAATTTCATCGAACAACCATTCTAATATCTTGTATGATTCTTTGGTTTTATCTATGCTATCGAGATTAAAAGCACCTAGATGATAGGGCCCAAGGGATTGTCTGTCTTGTGACGTAAGATTTTTCCAATCTTGTTTTGAGATAAGTTCTTTCGCTTGTTCTAAGGTCTCAATTTTCTGCATGATGTCTCCATAATATCTGTCCTATATTTAGGTAGACAAAAAAAACCCCTCTTTCGAGGGGTCTTTATTCACTGTCGGGTAAGTTCCTACCTATGCTGAAATTGGTGTTGCAGGCCACTGTTGTGAACCAACTCCATCCCATCTTGCTTCGGGGGTTTGACCCTGTCTTGCATATGTGAACGGACTTCTATGTTGGTACGTAAACGGTGTCTGACCAGTTCTATTGTAAGTAAACGGACTTCTATGTTGATATGTGAAAGGTGTTTGACCTTGTCTAGCATATGTACTAGGAGACCTGTGACTGTACGTAAACGGTGTCTGTCCAGTTCTTTGATACGTAAACGGTGTTTGTGCATTTCTTATATTAGGTTCTTGACCTGTTGCGATATAAGGGAAGTTAACCGCTGCATTTCTTATGTTAGGTTCTTGTGCATTTACAGGGTTTCTATAAGTGAACGGTGACCTATGTTGATAAGTAGCAGGTTGTCTAGCATTAGAAGGGTTCTGATAAGTGAACGGACTTCTATGGTTATACGTAAACGGTGACTGACTGTTTCTAATATTAGGTTCCTGTGAAGAACGGATATTAGGTTCTTGGTTGTTTCTAATATTAGGCTCTTGTGCAGATACAGGGTTTCTGTAAGTGAACGGTGACCTATGGTTGTACGTAAATGGTGCTTGGTTATTCCTAATGTTAGGTTCTTGTATAGACCTAATGTTCGGTTCTTGAATACTTCTAATGTTAGGTTCTTGTGCAGATACAGGGTTTCTGTAAGTGAACGGTGACCTATGGTTGTACGTAAATGGTGCTTGGTTATTCCTAATGTTAGGTTCTTGTATAGACCTAATGTTCGGTTCTTGAATACTTCTAATGTTAGGCTCTTGTGCAGATACAGGACTTCTGTAAGTGAACGGTGACCTGTAGTTGTACGTATATGGTGACCTATGGTTGTAAGTACTAGGTTGTCTTGCATTATTAGGCTGTCTTGCATTTGCAATATACGGTTGTCTATATGTAAACGGTTGCCTTGCACTGTTAGGTTGTCTTGCATTTGCAATATACGGTTGTCTATATGTAAACGGTTGTCTTGCATTATTAGGCTGTCTTGCACTTACTGGATGTCTGTATGTAAACGGATTCTGAAACGTAAATGGATTCTGTCCATTTGCTGGATATCTTGCGTTATATGTAAATGGTGCTTGGAATGTAAATGGTTGTTGAGCATTCGCAGGGTATCTTGCACTATATGTAAACGGTTGCTGTGATATCGAAGGCGACCTTACGTTCACACTCGACTGAGCATTACGGATATTCGGTTGTTGTCTGTACCCTATTGGCATCTTAATAGTCCTGTTAAATTATTTGTCATTGTCATATGTCTCATCAGCTTACGGCTCATAATAGTTAGGACTTCCGCCACCATAGGCAAAGTAGTATGTAAATGGTGACCTATGTTGATATGAACTAGGTGATTGTGCAATACTTGGAGTCTGAACATTCACCGACGAACGAGCATTGGCAATGTAAGGGACTCTATATGTAAACGGATTCCTTGCACTATTAGGTTGCCTTGCGTTAGCAATGTATGGTTGTCTATAAGTAAACGGTTGTCTTGCACTATTCGGTTGTCTCGCATTACTTGGTTGTTGATAAGTAAACGGTGCTTGGAATGTGAAAGGACTCTGTCCATTTGCTGGATACCTACTGTTGTAAGTAAACGGTGCTTGGAATGTAAACGGTGACTGACCATTTGCTGGATACCTACTGTTGTAAGTAAACGGGGCTTGGAATGTAAACGGTGACTGACTGTTTCTAATATTAGGTTCTTGAATACTTCTAATGTTAGGTTGCTGAGCACTCACTGGGTTTCTATATGTAAATGGAGACCTATGGTTGTACGTAAACGGTGACCTATGGTTGTATGTGTAAGGAGACCTGTGATTGTATGTACTAGGTTGTCTTGCGTCTCTTATGTTAGGTTGCTGTGCATTTACAGGGTTTCTATAAGTGAACGGTGACCTGTGGTTATACGTTGATGGTGACCTATGGTTATAAGTAAACGGACTTCTGTGTTGATACGAAGCAGGTTGTCTTGCTTGACGTATGTTAGGTTCTTGTCCATTCACTGGGTTTCTGTAAGTGAAAGGAGTCTGACTATTACGTATGTTAGGTTCTTGTCCGTTTACTGGGTTTCTATATGTAAATGGAGACCTATATTGATAAGTAACAGGTTGTTGACCTACATTATTGTAAGTAAATGGAGACCTATGTTGATACGTACTAGGTTGTCTTGCATTAGCAATGTAAGGATACGGTTGTTGTGCAGACCTAATGTTAGGTTCTTGGTTGTTAGCAATGTACGGATACGGTTGCTGTGCATCTCTTATGTTTGGTTCTTGTCCAGTTGCAATATAAGGATACGGTTGTTGTGCATCTCTTATGTTTGGTTGCTGACCAGCTGCAATGTATGGATATGGAATTTGCGTTGCAGTTTGCCCTGACGCATTATTCCATCCAGTAGGAGTCTTAACATAAATTTGGTCGACGGCCTTCCATGTAGTAGAACCTGTCTTTACCCATGCACCTTGAGTTGAATTCCAACCCGACGGTGTTTTGACCTTTTGTGAACCTGTTGCCATTTAGTTATCCATTAATTATATTGTTATTTATTAAGATTCTAAACCCCTATTTTAGGAGTATAGAACCCACATGTCACCAACCGCTCCATCACCACTTGTAGGTGCTGAAGTTGACTGGTACATATTTCTTGCAGTTCCACCACTATTAGATGCATTTGTTATTGACAATGCTCCTGTAGATACTGCCGAAGGGGTTACTGATATCGCTCCAGTTGAAGCACCAGTTGCAGAAGTTGTACCGAATACAAATCCTGTTGCACTGTCGTCCCACCCCATAAATACGTTACTCTCACTTCCTCTCTCAATCACTATACCTGCGTCGTTTGAAGGACTGCCTGTAGTTCCGTTTCCTAACTCAATCAATGAGTCTGTCATTGTTGTGTTAGTAGAACTTACTGTAGAAGTAGTTCCGTTAACTGTTAAGTTTCCACTTAGTACCATGTCTGCAAACGTTACGTTACTTGAAGTAGCAACTGCCTGTCCGATGGATATTGCACCACCACTAAATCCGACACCAGTACCAGCACTTAGTTGAGCTCTTACATCTGAAGCAGTAGGGCCGTCATAAGTATATGCACCTGTTGAAGCGTTGTATGCAAGTCCACCAATTCCGTTTGAAACTGCTGAATGTAATGCTCTGATTTCTCCATCTGTACTACCAGTAATGGTAAGTGTTCCAGCTGCGTCATTGTAAGTTTTTGTGATGTTAGTGCCTGCAGTAATAACTGCATTCATTCTGTCATCTACTTGTTCTTGGTCTAAAGCATCTGTTGCAATAGTAAGTGTTCCAGCACTGTCATCATATGTTGATGTGATGTTTGCACCGTCTGTGATTAAAGTATTAACTCTATCGTCAACTCTCTCATCTGTGTAGTATAAGTTTCCACTCTCACCAACGTGAGATGTGTTTAAAGTGACCGCTGCTCCTAGAGCAACTGCTTGTGAGTTAATTGTAACTGAAGAGTTGGAAAGTTTTGCGTTTGCAATTGAACCTGCTAACATGGCATTAGTAATACCAGTTGCTTTTACTCTTAGTGTATCTGAATTTGTTTCGATTGAACTGTCATCTACTGTTACGGATAGAACACCACTTGAGTGTCCAAGACCGTCACCTGCTACTGAAGCATCTAGGTTTAGGGTTGCATCTCCCGAAGTAGCACCACCTGTTAGACCGTCACCTGCGATAACACCTGTGATGTCCGCTGCGTTTCCGTCAATAGTAAGTGTTCCAGCTGCATCATTATATGTTGCAGTGATGTTTGTACCACCAACAACTAATGCACCGACTCTGTCGTCGACTCTTTCGTTTGTGTAGTAAAGGTTACCACTCTCTGTGATTCCACCAGTATTTAATGTGATGTTTGCTGTACCGTCGAATCCAACACCCGAGATAGTTCTTGAACTTGCAAGTGCTGTAGCAGTTCCTGCTAGGCCTGTTGTATCTTGGTTAAGTGTTGCAACTGTAAAGTCTAATGTGTTGTCTGCATCTTGATAAGCTACTGTAATACCACTTTCAGCATTACTTGTTACCATTGCTCCGACTGTATCTGCGATAAATTCTGCGTCTACTGCAAGGTCTATTGTTCCGTCTGCATCGTCATATGTTACTGCAATACCTGTTTCAGTATTTGAACTGAACATTGCACCAGCAATATCTTGAACTCTTTCTGAAGTATGATAAAGGTTAGTTGAACCTTCTGTTAAACTGTCTGTGTTTGATGAACTTTCATCTACTAATTTTCTCCATGAACCAGCATGAGCAAAGTACCCTTTTCCTGTTCCATGAACATGAGCAAACATACCATGGTATGTACTTGCACTAGGTAAGTCACCTTCTGCACTATACATGTTAGCAAACAATACTTTGTTACCACCCATGTCGAGGTCTGAACCATCGATACTTGCTCTAATAGCAGTCATGTCAGCTTCAATAGTATCTGCATTAACTGTGATACCTGTTCCAGCACCAATGTTTAATGTAGCATCTCCACTAGATGCAGTACCAGTTAAACCAGCTCCTGCGTTAACTCCAGTGATATCACCTTGTTGTCCATTCAGTGTAAGTGTTCCTGCTGAATCGTCGTAAGTTGCAGTAATTCCTGTTCCACCAACGATTAATGCATTGACTCTATCGTCAATTGCTTCGTTTGCAGCGGTACCAAAAGCAGCTGCTACTAGGTCACCCGAACTGTCTAATACATCGTTCGTTCCTACTGATAAACCATTCTTAAGTATAAAATTCTTTTCGCCTGCCATTAGATAGTGCCTCCATCAATTGTCGCATTTGCTAATCTAGTATCGAATGCACTGTTAAATCTACTATCTGTATAGTAAAGGTTTGATGAACCTTCTGTAAGGTTATCGGATGTAAGTAGAGATATAGCAGTCGCTGCCAGTTTTCCTGCTGAAGAAATAACTTCAGTCGAACCTACTGTGAGACCATATTCTATTACGAATGTATTTTGTGTTGCCATTTGTGTGTCCTTTTAATGGTTACCTTGAGGTGTTGATACATTTATTTATCGATTCCACCAGTTCAAGACCACCGTATATTGTGTGTTTTAAAAAAAATTGCTCTTTATTTAAGCGTCAACCAAAATCTTCTTAAACTTGAAGACCGTTGAGTTGCTTGAGGCAGGAGTAGTTCTGATACGCAATGTTCCAATGTTTATATCAACACCGAACGTTGCGAGTTCTGTAGACCCTGTTAAGACCGTGCCATACTGTGACACTGAACCTACTGTTCCATTATGTACTATTGATAATTCTGTGAACTGATAAGTCCCACTTGTCGAATCAGAGATAGATACTTCATACTTTGCACTTCTATATGTCGAAGTTGAGAATGTATCCATACTAGTTTCAGTTGTTGCAGTAGTAGTTAGTGTTCCACCATCTAATCCAGCTGCAGATTGGAATGTCAATACACCACTACCATTTGTAGTGAGAATTTGACCACTAGTTCCATCTGAAGTTGGGTAATTTATACTTGCACCTGTCAAACTATTCGTTGCAGTCAATGTTGTTGCAACTAAGTCACCAACATGTAAGTCTGCTAATGCGTACCCACTGCCAGTTAGGTTAACAGTAGATGAAGGTTCTACTTCAAGACCATCAAATAACTTCCATGTAGAGTCTGTAGCGTCTCTGAATAGACCTGTATACTCACTTGCACCACCTTCCCCACTTAAACCATCATTATAGTTACCATAGATTCCTATATCAATAGTATCCGTAGCAGTGTTACCACTTGCCAGTTCTATTAAGGAGTCGGTAACGGATTGCGTTGTTGAGTCAATAACCGTATTGGTTCCGTTAACAGTTAGGTCACCTGTAACAACTAGATTGCCACCAATACTGGTGTCACCTGCTGTTTGAAGACCAACGTCTGCAAAAAATTTACTCTTTGTTGCCATAGTCTTATTTATAGCTAATCCAGCACAAAAAAAGGGGTTCCGAAGAACCCCTTAAAAGAATTTACGTTATCTTTTACTTATGCATTTACTGTTGTTCTATCGAACTTAGTAACGGTTGATGTAGTTGAGGCAGGTGTGATTCTCAATCTGAGGTCACTCCCACTTATATCTGCATCAAATGTTGCTAGAGCAGAACCGCTTTTTAACGTGCCGTATGCTGTTAGTGTTACATTAGTACCGTCATGAATTAACATTAATTCAGTACTATGGAAATCACTCCCTTGAGACATTGCAATAACATATCTCGCAGCTCTATAACTAGCCTTTGCAAACGTATCCAAGTTAACTTGGGTAGTTGCAGTAGTAGTTGTATCACCACGACTTCTGTTAGCATCTTCTAAGGCTTTCGTAGTAGTGATACTATCCGAGGATGTATCATACTGAAAAACACGGATTAATTCTGCTAATTTAAAACTCATTGATTTTGCCATTAGTTAATCCCCCCTTAAGAGTGTCTAATTTGGAATGTATCCACTGTAGTGTTGGTGTTACTTGGAGTTATGAGAAGTCTCATATTCCCCGAGTTAACATCAGCACTCAATGTAAACAAACTTGCTGTTGAATACACATCTCCGTATTGTACGAAGAATGCATTCGAGCCGTTATTAATAAGTAATACTTCACATGCATGTGTCCCTGCCGAAGCATGGGTTGCATTAACGACATACTTGATGCCTTTAATTGCAACTGCATTTGAAGATAATACTTGGTCTGCTGTCGTAGCGGTTAAAACACTTGCAGTAAAGAACCCTTGAACAAGGTTCGCTGCAGCTGTTAGAGCCACTACTTCTAGTACATCTCCACTCAAAGCATTTGCTTGGAGTGTAATAGTCGAACTATTAGTAGCAGTATAATCTACTCCACCGTCGATTAGTTTCACACCATTCAAATAGACTTGTTCACTACCTGCTTGATAAGTCAACGAATTACTACTATCATCGTTTCCGCTGATAACTGTAGTCGTTGAACCTATCGTGTAGGTAAATGTGGCAATTCCACTTGATGGTTGTGCAACGAATGACAATGACCCACTACCATTGGTAGATAGGACTTGATTCGAACTACCGTCACTAGTCGGAAAGGCATAGGCATCATTAACGCTTAAAGTTGTAGGATTAGAACCGATTTCGAAAACCGCTGCTGACCCATCGTTCTTTTCAGTATACATTCTACCATGATAGGTATTAATCGCGACTTCACCTAGTGATAAATCACCAGTAGTCGGGACTGCATTCTGAGTCGAACTTCTTTTAAAATTAATAACTGTTGCCATGTTACTCTCCTAGTATTGATTGATTGATGAAATTTTAATATTAATTAAAATGTTCCGCCGTCAATACCAGTGATTGCAACTGCACCACTAGAAACCGTGAAGTTTGCTGTAGCAAAACTTGCGATACCTTTGTTAGATACTGTTGCATCTTCTCCAGTAATCGTAGCAGTTCCACCACTATAAGCAACATCCATACCTTCACCAGCTGCAACAATAACAACACCTAAATTAGATGCAGTTGACTGTTCACTACTGATTGTTATGCTTCCAGCACCGTTAGTAACATCAATTCCGTCACCAGCAGTAATAGTTCCTAGAGCTAAATCTGAACCAGTACCCATCATTATCTGACCGTTACTTGGAGTTGCTCCGTCTACTGAGGTTATTGAACCACTTAATGCTAAACCAGTTGCTTCAAGATTACCGAATACACCGTCCATCGCTGTACCACTGAATACTGAAGAAGAATCTGTCGCTGCTTTAAGAGCAATAAACTTCTGATTGTTTTCATCCATACCAAAGAAACCGAGTTTAGCAGTTCCATCGTTATATTTGAATTTAATACCACGGTCTAAGTTATCATCTGAACTATCTGAACCAATTTCAAAAACTGGGTCTGCGATAGAAACAGTTGTACTGTTTACTGTAGTTGTTGTACCGTTAACACTTAAGTTACCTGTAACTACAACGTTACCACTTGCAGTCAATGTTGATGCAGTGATGTCGTCTGAGTTAAGTGTTCCGCCAACTGTTACGTTGCCGAAGTTAACGTTGTCTGAAGTTCCAACTGACTGACCAATTGCAAACGTTACCGCTTGTCCTGTTGCAGAAGTTGTTACACCAGTTCCACCTGTGAAGGCGATTGCTTGTGAGTCTAAATCAACTGCTAATGTTCCACTGTCTGCAGTTCCGTCAAGGTCTTGACCTTGTAGTTCTGAAGTTACTGCGTCTACATATGCTTTAACTGACTGCTGTGATGCTACCTTAACTGCTGAGTTAGAAGCCATGTTGTCTTCATCGACTAAGAAGTCAATGTTTCCAACTTGAACTGCGCCTGCAGAGATTGTTACAGCACCGTTGGCTGCTAGAGTTGCGTCACCACTGAATGTTACGTTGTCAAATGAGTTACTACCGTCATGAACAAGTACTTGACCTGCTGATGGAGTTGTAATATCTGAATCCGTAGCACCTGCTAGGGTTGATGTTGTTGATAAGAATGAAAGTTGTCCCGAACCATCTGTACCGATGACTTGGTTTGAACTACCATCACTTGAAGGAAGAGTCCATGTTACTGAAGAACCTAAAGTATTTGGAGATTTAAGAGCAACGAAGTTTGTTCCGTTGTCTGTGTCTTCCATTAACTTTAAACTACCACCTGTACTTGCACTATTACCAACCTTAAGGTCGGCAGGAGTTGCAGAAGTACCAGCAAGCATATCTGTATAGTACTTACCACCAATTGCTTGGATTAACGGTGTACTATTATCAGAATCTACTGATTCGATGAATAATTTTGCTCCAGCACCTGAATTCGTCCTATCCTGTACGTACGCTAATTCTCCCTCAGATAAATCTGAGATTGAAGGATTAGCAAGACCCGTACTTCTTTTAATTTGAATTACTGTTGCCATTTTTATTTTCCTTTAAATAAAATTATTAGTTTTTTCTCGTTCACTATCCCGAGAAGTTGAGTTCATAATATAGTCTGTCCACTCACAATGTGGGTCGTATCCTCACTGTCGGATACCTTGATTTGTACACTTATTTAGTGTTTTAGAATGTTCCACCGTCAAGGACGGTAGTTGTTGTCCATTTGTCTGCTGACTGGTCATACGATAGTAACCCACCATCTGTCTCTGTTGCAGAAACATCTGAAAGTTCTTGGATAGATTTAGTGCCTAAATCAGCACCAGTACCCACGGTTACTTGGTTTGCTTTGATATTACCAGCTCCTGCTACTCTACCACCTACGGTTGCAATTCGTGATAATGTTCCTCTAATTGCCATAATCTTACCTCGTTACACTTGGAGTTACGATGGCTTGTCCTTCTATTACTCTTGTAGTAGTCGAACCTGTAGTTACAGTCATATCATATACGTATCTACCTGCTTCTAAAGCACCTGTTACAGTATCAGTTAAGGTTAATGAAACCTTACCTGCGTTAGCAACAATGACCGTACCAAAGGTTGCAGAAACAGCAGACGAACTATAAGTCTTTCTCATTTGAGCAGATGCTGTATAACCAGTTAGATTTAATACATTACCCACTGCGTCTGTGACATCCACAGTAATTGTAAAATCTGTATGTTGGTCGATGAATATGTTTGCAAGAATAGCCATAATACTATTTATAACCTTTTATGTTTGGTACTGAGCAGATGGTACAGATTGGTGTATTTTCCTTGCTGTACCTTGGTCGTTTACATGTAGTTCTGATAATTTTTTAAGAGTTCCACCATCATTTACAAAGATACCTTTGACCTTTGCATATCTAGGTATGACTCTTGTTGTCGCATATGTTACTTGATATGTGAACGGACTTCTATGTTGATATGAAACTTGACTTCCAGCGTTATAGAAGAATGGTGTTTGTGAGTTTCTTATATTAGGTTCTTGTCCAGCAACAGCAGACTGATAAGTAAACGGACTTCTATGTTGGTACGTAAACGGTGTCTGACTACTAGCAATGTATGGGTAAGGTAATTGTGCATTCCTAATATTAGGTTCTTGTCCAGTTGCTTGATACGTATATGTTATATCATGATTGGCTGCGACTGGAGTTCGACCAGTTCTATTATAAGTAAACGGACTTCTATGTTGATACGTGAACGGTAACTGACCAGTATTTTGATAAGTAAATGGTGTCTGACTTACCTTTACAACATTAGTCTGAGCGTTACTAGGATTCCTATATGTGAAAGGAGTTCTAGACTGATAGGTAGCAGGTTGCAGTCCTTGTCTTGAATACGTAAATGGACTTCTTCTATCATAAGTAAACGGACTCTGATGCTGATACTCGGATGGTTGTCTTGTGTCCCTAATGTTAGGTTCTTGAGCATTCACTGGACTTCTATAAGTAAATGGACTTTGATGACTGTATTCAGAAGGGTTTCTTCCTTGAGCAATGTACGGATACGGTTGTTGTTGTTGTCTAGTATCTTGATACGTCAATGGACTTCTATGATTGTATTCTGCTGGTTGTCTTGCCTCTCTTATGTTTGGCTCTTGTGCAGATACAGGACTTCTATACGTAAACGGACTTTGATGTTGATACGTAAACGGTGTTTGTACCGTTGTTGGATGCCTGTAAATTGCAGATACTTGACCCTGTCTTGCATAAGTAGAAGGTTGTTGAGCATCCCTAATGTTTGGTTCCTGTCCAGTTGCAATGTACGGATACGGTTGCTGTGCATTTGCGATAGAAGGTGTTCTATATGAAACTATAGAAGGGTGCTGATATATGAATGGTTGTTGTCCTGTTGCCATGTTATAAAGGAGCTCCTCCACCTTTTGCTGATACTAGTCTTACTGTTTGATTTGATGGCCCTGTTGTATACAAAGTAGTTTCACCAGTCTTGTAAACTCTTAATTGGATTTGCACTGCCGTACTCATCATTTCTGCATAAGGGTTTTGATTCGAGTTCCCACTATTTGTAGACCATTTGAATTCGACGCCCGTTTGAGACGAACCATTCCAAACATTATGCCATGTGTTTTTAGCCTTTGCACCAGTTGGATTACTACTATCAAATGGGGCTTTAGCACTACCACCACCTGTTTCGGTTTGCTGGTCAGAACTTGAAGTCCACTTCACATCAATAGACCAAGTGTTATCAATTGGACTGTATACATCAATGTAGTCTTCATATGCAGGCCCTACCGCTGATGAGTCAACAGCATACCAGTTTGTTTTTACTTTGTTGACATTACTTCCACTAGTTTGATAGTTGAATTCCATACTTGCAGCTGCTGAATTTGAAAAGCTTGACTGATACGACCTTTGTGTATCCCAAGTTCTGTTTGTTGTCCCTTGTGAATATTGTGCATTTGTATGTTGGGCTGCACTATTGCCTGGGCCCCAAGTAGTATTACCTACCCCATTATCATCTCCATCTACACCATCAAAGATGAAAGGAGTTCTTCCTACTGCTGGAGACCTTTGACTTGTAGTTGCTGGAGTCTGTACATTATATGTGAAAGGTGTTTGACCCTGTCTTGCATATGTAAATGGACTTCTGTGTTGGTACGTAAATGGTGACCTAGCATTTGCAATGTACGGATATGGTGTCTGTGACTCCGAAGGTTGCTGAGCGTCTGAGGGTTGTCTTGCGTTTCTAATGTTAGGTTCTTGACCACTCACTGGGTTTCTATATGTAAATGGAGACCTGTAATTGTACGTAAACGCTGTTTGGTTATTCCTAATATTAGGTTCTTGAGTTGTCACTGATACAGTATAAGTAGTAGGTGTTTG